CTTAAAGCAAGGACAGTTGGTTAACTACTTACGGCGTGTTTTATAACGATTAGATAACGCCAAGATCCTCAAGATCATCGATATGGTCATCAATCGTCCTATCCCGATAATCGGTTTCAAGACCCATACGACTTTCCGAGAGCTGTAAATGATCCGTCTTTATTGATAGGAATAAGCGTTGGGGTCATATTCTTGCCATTCCAGTCTAAAATCACTATTCCCATTTGCCAGTTGGCTATGCCTTTTGTGTAACTAGCCTTAGCCTTATTCATGAGGTTACCGGATTCTATGCCATAAATCGTCCTGTATTGCCCTCCTAAGCCCTCAGAAAACGAAGATAGACCCAACTTGTGGGTATGCCCAATTAAAACGCTCTTACCGACCTTTTTGGCAAGATTTAAGGCAGTTAAGCCAGCATTAGGATTAGAGTTTCCTTCATCCCCATGCCCGAGCAACCAGCCCTTCTCAAATTCAAAAAATGATTTGTGGAAAGTAATGCCTAAACTATCAAAATCCATGAACTTGGCATATTGCAATTCAGGTAGGCTGATTAAGCCCGGCACTTTTAAGAGTGTGTTGTATAAGCGATCTGTGTGATTTGATCTGACAATATGGGCTTCCTTAGCATTTTCAGTTAATGCCCAAAGAATGTCTTGAGTAGCTTTACGATCTGCGTCAAGGGTCTGTTGATAAGCCAAAGGTGTTTTCTCAGCCCATCGAGAAATGGTTTGAAAGTCGATCTCATCGCCAACACATAAAACGCTGTCAAACTTTTCACGCCTTGCCAGTTTAACGACATTCTTTACAGCTGCTTCATGGTGGTATGGAATTTGCAAATCACTTATTACTAAGTATCGCTTAATCGTCATCCTCATCTGGAGTTGGAATAGTTGGGATTATTCCCTTATCGCCTACGATCCAGTCAGGCATCGATTCAGGATTATCCATTAAGTAAAGCGCACAGGATTCATTAAATCCAGCCTTGCGTGCAGCTCTAAACATTTCATGCTTGGCAATATAGAATTGATCTAGTTTTGATAATGGTTCAGGAGTTTGGCGAACTACTCTCCGATTAACCTTTTTGCGTGGTGTGCGTTTTCGTGTGTTCGCCATAGCAAAATTATCGCTTACTGATTAACACGAACAGATCATCAACACGCGCTTCAAGTCGATTAATCTGATCTTTAATTGATGAGCCACCATTTGGCTTAAGCTCATTCAAGTAAGATTTAATAAGAAAGCGGACTCCCAGCAATAAACTTGTTGATACGGCGCTTACGCCAACGGCTATGCCAACCCACTCGTTTGCGGTCATGACGCATTGATTCCATAATCCGCTTCGCTCCCTGATTTTGGATCTAATGCTTTTGCAATAGGCGCAACAATCGCACCAAGCATAGTTGCATAGGCTGGATGTATGTCAGCCACTATTGCTAAGGCAACTGTAATTCCACTAGCTGCCACAGCTCTCAAATATGACTTAATTGCTGCTTTGTGTTTTTTAGATAGTTTCATTAATTGCCTTTCAGTAGTGGGATATCGAACTTCTTGCCATTTTGATTTGGTTTGAAAGAAATATGGATGTGCTTATGATGGGGATTTATCCCAGTATATTTTCTAAACTTCCATAATGATCTAGCACTAGCAATTTTGCCAGCATGAATTATGTAAGATATACGCTTATCTTTTTTTGCTGCGAGTCGAAGCTGATCTGCCAGATCATAACTAATCCCTTGTTGGTCAGATAAGCCAGCGTCAATGTCGATCGCGCAAACTTCTCCGTTAGGTCTTGGGTTGTGATCGGATTTTCTAGATGCGTGCTTATTATCGCCGATCCATCCATCAGCTTTCCTGCTCCTACCCACAAACGCTCCATTTATCTGGTCGCGTAATGTTTCAGCAGCTTTAGATAAAAATGGCTTCATTAGCCAAGAATCAATTTGGCTTCATCAGCAGTTAAACCTAAGCGATCAAGAATTGCTTGGCGTGCTACTTCTTTTGCTTCGGCTTCGGCTTTCTTTGCTGCTGCATTATCAGCATCTAATTTAATTTGTGCAATTTCCTCAGCGGTTGCATCTCTGACAATTTCCTCGCCAGTTTCGCAATTAACTTCTTTTACCTGTAATTTAGATTTAGTCATTATTTAACTCCGTATAGGTAGGCAGTAGTTGTTCCAGTAAAACTTCCACCATTTTCATTGAATAAAACCAAAGATGTAATCGCTGCGATATTGTTATGAATTCCCACTTGCCATCTCAATTGGCTATTAGTGCCAGCATCTGCTTCATTTGTTGCAATAATTTCGCACACATGATAGGTTGATGCGTTTGTATAATCAAAAAAATTGACAATCACTAAACTTTTTGTATCAGACGCATCTGAACCACTTGTTAAATAAAATTTAGTTTCCCCACTTGCTGCTGTAGTTTGACCTGATCCTGCTTGTCTATAATTGGTTGTGGTATCTGCATTAACTCTTAAATCTAAAACATCATTACTTGAACCAGTATAATTTACAACTACTAATTGCAGATTTCTGTAAGTGCCGGGAATTGAACCAATTGTGGTGCTTGTTCCACTTAAAACAGTTCCGCCAGTATTAATTAAAATCATTCCACCTGCATCAGCAGAAGCCCATTTTAATCCACTAGCAGTTGAACTATCTACTTGTAAAACATGCCCATTAGTTCCACCAACTGCTAATCTTGCAGCTGTGTCGGCAGCAGTTCCAACAATTAAATCACCTTTAGCATCAATAATTGTTTTATTAATTGCTGCACCCGCATTAGTGAATACTGTGCTATCAATTGCAGTTCCAAGTGAACGGATCGCTGCTGCACCATCTTTAACCAAATCGGTGTCGTTTGGTGTAGTCCAGCTGTAATTAGTAGTGGTTGCCATATTGTCCTATTCTCAGGATACGATTGTAGCGTATTCCCATGTCAAAGTATTGCTTAAAGTGTTCCAAGCCTCTGTGGCTGGGGTTGTATTCCAACGCATCGCCACTTGGCTAAATGCGACTGGGGAAACATTGATTGTGAGAAACAGTTCATTAAACCGAGTGCTCCATGACCAGCCCTCAACATAACCTTCAAAATCTCCACCGGATATTTGGCTCGGTAGGTTTTGAATATGAACTGGCATTCCCATAAATACGGCTAATAGGTCATCTCGATCTGCGTTATCGATTTCAGGGTTAGTGATTGGGAATGTAATCGATTGAAATGCTGGGATTGGATAAGCTCTTTGGGCTATGTACCTGTCGGCAATATCTTGAGCATCGGTCGCCCCATGAACTCGAGAGTTAATTGTTTCGGCTTTGTAACCATATAGGGCAATTGAAGCTGCATCTGTGGCAGTAACCTGTGAATTGTAGTTATTGCCATAATTTATGTAAATATCATTTCGAACATCTGCTGATCTCATAATCGTAGATAAGCCAGCGCCTAACGCATGGCGAGCATCTAACTCAACATAACCATTAACCAATAGATAATTCTGCCTATGGTCTGCATCTGCATAAAATATGTTTCCGCTATTATCCTCACCAATTACACCAAACGCTGAAGTTGCAATATCTGAAATCACATTGTAAATGGTGTTAGTAACATTTGATTGAGAACTCATTGTGTAAAGACCCGGCTGATCTATCTCGCCAAGTCCTAGATTGACTGCATCTTCCCAAGTTTCGGTTGGATCATAAGTTGACCATTGAGAAGCTGCTGGCACATCGTTCCAAGTTCCAAGCAATACACTTGAAAGAATGTCATAGATTTGGTTGCCATCCTCATCTTGTGAAATGTTGTCATTAAAGATTTCTTTGGCTAATTTGACAAGTGAACCCATGGCAATAAGTGTGTATTGGACAACTGTTGCAATTGAACCAGTTGCGCCAACAGAAACAATCACATCAGTAATATCGCCACCAAATAAACTTACATAAGTGTTTGAACTATCTTTGACCTGTAAATCTAAACTGTCATTTATGTCAAAAGGTAAAGTTTGACCATTTAATGCAACTAGGGTTATTTGAATATAAGATGGGCTTGGCTGGATATAAATATCATCACGACCAGACTGATGCTGAATATCGCTTATTGTTATGTCAGTATAATCGACCCCACCGACAGTTAATTTCCAGTCTGGTGTAAAAACACTCATTGAAGTCTAATTCCGTTGCCAGTAAATAATGGCACGCTTCGAGCAGCTTCATCGTTAACCACCTTTGCGACGGCTCTTGCTGCACCCGGTCCATCAATAGCGGATACATAAATGTTAGTAACTGCTGGATTACCTGCGCCATAGGTAAAGTTTGATCCACCACTTGGAACTGATGGTAAAGATGATCTTCTAGCTGATGGAGCAGGATTTGTTATTGATCCTATATTGACACCCGGAATTATATTAACCACTCTAATAAGTTCATTTGCTAAAGATACGACTAAGCCAATTGCTTCTCTAATAAATGTAATAAAGCCTGAAACTATTCCAGCCACGACTCCAATAGCCCTACCAAATGACTCAGCACCTCTTTGAGTTTCAGCAAGTCCGGCACTTAATCCTTGATCTCCTGTTAAGCCTGCAATAAATCCATTTAGTGTTGGAATGCCTTTATCATTTAAGAATGTAATAAATTGCTCAACTGCTGGTAATAATGCTGTTCCTAAACTTTCCTTAGCCTCATCAAATCCAACTTTTAAGCGATCAATCTTTCCTTGAAATGTTTCTGCATTTGTAGCTGCTGCGCCACCATACAATTCAGCAAGTTTTGCTTGAACTTCGGTGAATGATAATGTGGCTAATTCTGCCTTAGATAATCCCAGACCTAATCTGCCAAGTGATGCTTGATTACCATCTTGGGCTCTACCTAAAGCATTTGAAACAGTTTCTAAATCTTTACCAGATGCAGCACTAATATCTAAAGCAAGGGTTAATAACTTTTGGGCTTCCTCAGTTGATTTTGTAGATACTGCCAATCTTTGTAAGGCTGGTCGAAGTTTGTCATCGGCAACACCAGTTGCAAGGCTAGTCTTTAGGATCATGTCCTCAGTTGCCTTTATTTGGGCATCTGTTGCCCCTGTGGCTTGTCTTAGGGCATTGGCTAACCTTAACTGTGCCTGTTCATCCTCTATCGCAGCCTTGACCCCATCAACGGCTAATTTAGTGCCATAGGCAACGGCAGCAGCAGCAGCTACGGCAAAAGCAGCAGCAGCCTTCTTTCCAAACTCTGCAATCTTGCTTGAGTTGGTTTCGACAGCCTTATCGGCTTCGCCTAGCTTCTTTTTTAGATCATCAACATCGGCAAGGATTGATAACTTTAATGTGCGATTATCTCTTGCCATTAGACCCATTCCTTAATGATGCGAGCAAAACTTTCTTCCCACTTGTTAATCAATTCAGGCTGAATTCTGCGAAGGGTTGGATAAATGAACCATCCGCGAGATCCACGACCTGACCGCCCAGAATATGCAGGGAACTGTTTGAATTTATTTGAACCAAACTCAATACCACCCCATAGGGTTTGTGTAGTAGCACCACCTGAAAATTTTTGGCGTGCGAATCCATAACTGAATTCACCGATCTTGCTTGACTTCTTGATGCTAACGCCATCCGCGACTCTCTCCGCAACCTTGCCAGCCTTTGTTCTTGTTTTAGCTGATTGCTTAATTTCCTCAGATGCAAAATACGCCAGAGCAGCAGATTGACGGCGTGCTTCATCAGTAGCTTGTTCATCCATAAGTTTAAAAGCCTTGTAAATATCGCGCAGGTCTTTTTTATTGTAGGCGATTGTTTCACTTGCCATACCTCTGCTCCAATACTTCTATCGCTGTCAAAATGTCGTCTGCGTCAACCCATTCACTCATTGGAATTTGTGTGGCTATTGCCAACTCAACCAATAATCTGTTTAGGCTTCCTGCTGGATGGCTTTTGGGTCTGCATCACCGACTTGTGCAATTTTGCAACTATCGACAATATCCATCCAAGCTTCAAAAGGTCTGACAGGTTTATCAGATGTTCTTTTAAGAACACTATGAGATAAAAACAACATATCCCACATTCCAACATAACCATCTTTCGACCAGTTAGTTATGACTTTTCCTGTTTCCTTTTCCCAACGAGCAAACTCAGGCGGTTGGGCAACGACTGTCACTTCCTCGCCTGAGTTATATGTAATTGTAAGTGCTAACTTCATTTTTTGCTCCCGTTTCTATTTCTTAACTAAATGTTTCGGTTACTGCTCCACCTGAAACAGTAAATTCAAAATCAACAGTTTGTGCATCAATTCCTGATCCACCGGCTGTTGGGAACTCTGGCTTTACTGGAAACACAAATTGTGCGCCTGTTGCAGCTGTAAGAGTAATTGAAATGTCTGTATCTGGAGCGGTTTCTGCTGCTGTCCATAGAGCCTCGCAAACTGAGTTTGCCTTGCCCCAGTCAGCCAACATTGATAATGCAAATGTGCCTGAAATGTTTGTGGTTTTGTAAGCCTCGCCATCAAGTGTTTGATAAGTCTGACGCTCATTAACCTTTGTTAAAACTGCGCTGGTTGCTTGCGCTTCGATGTCTGTTCCACCTGAAAAAGACAACGAAATATCGCGACCAGTTATGACTACTGTTGCCATGATTATTTCTCCTTAGACTGTGCGTGTGTAGTAGGTAGATACTCGAACATCTGCGATAAGCAAAGTCGATGCTCCGACTGTGGTGACTGTTGGTCTTTCGACCGAGCTGACAATATATCCTGCCGGAATTACTGCCAGAACACTTATTATTAATTGCTCGATATTGTCGAGTGATGCAGGATTGCTATTATATGCAACTGCAACAGTTATAGTCATGTTGACTTTTGATCTAATGTTTGATTTGTTAATTGTTTCAAATTCTAGGTATGGTGAATCCGGCACAACTACAACTGCTGGTGGGATAACTGTTTCAGGCACAAATGAATAAACATTACCGGCAACGCTAGATAATGCAGTCGCTAAAGGTGTGCGAACCTGCTCAAGAATTGTTTGGTTAGGCATTATTGACAAATACCTTCAACATCTACATAAGGCCCAAGAATTCCAATTACGCGTGAATATAAACTGCGACCCATTCTGTAAGGAGTAGATGTAAAATCAACGCCTTCAATTTGTCCACCTGCTGCAACTCTTGATTGGAAGACTTCTACTGAAATGACAAGTACTGCTGATTTAACTGATTGATTTCCAACATAAGTTGATGCGCCTGTTAATGTGGCACTTCCGCTTGGAATAACATTTGCTTCAATAATATCTGCGTTTGTAATACTAGCTGAAAAAGTATAATCGCCAAGATTGTCTGCTAATACTGTGCGAGTTCCGTTATATGGACTCAAGCAACCAGCAATAACTACCGATTGGCCTTCGGTAAATTCATGCACGCCAACTGTTGTAAATGTGGCAACATTATCTTGTAAAACTGTTTTTTGTACTGCACTCTTAAATGTAACTAACATTGGCAGAATTGTGTTTTCTGCTGTGTCAATAATTCCGTCTAAATAAGCATCGTTATACAAGGATGATGACACACCAAGCACAGATCTCAACTCGGTGGCTGTAATTATACTTGGCATGTCATCTCCTTACTCCCATTAATGGATGCCTGAGATCGGGAGCAACCCCAGGCACTCAGTTAAATTAAGCTACTGATAACTTACGGAATGCTGCTGGGTAACGATTTACTGCACAGACATAACCATAAAGACCGATTTCAACGCGGCCATTAGCAACGATATTTGCACGAATATCAAATGTTCCTGACTCGTGGAATCGCATAGCTGCTGAAGGATAAATTAATGCATGCTTTACATTTGCATTATCACCTGTGTAGTTAGGATCTACAACTAGATCAAGTCCTGCGACTGTCCCTGCTGTTGAACCTTGTGAAATTAATCCAGCTGCGTTTTGTGGAGCTGCTGCTGCGAATAGTGGGCGACCATCTGCAACTGCGCCAAGTAGTCCAGCGAAATCAATACCATCCTCGCCACCTGATGGAGCAACCATCAAACGGTTTGGTGTGAAGCGCATAACGCCATAAGCATCTGCAATTCCATCAGCGATTGCTGCATATATTGAAGCTCCTGATGATCCGGCTGCTGCCTCTGATGCGATCTTAGCTGCATAAGCATCTGTCTTTTGTGCGTATGATGCAGCAAGTTCACGAATTAATAGATCCAAGAATGATGGGTCTGAACGATCAAGAAGTTCAACATTCACAACATTTGCACCAGCAAATT